GTTTTGAAGCCGCGCTTCTTCTTAGTACGCTGTTTAAGCGTAATAGGGTCGCGATATTTGACCTGTACGAAATACGTTTTTCTGACTTCGTCATATCCGATCATGCGTTGCCTCCTTCCTATGATTTTCTATAGTTATTCTCAAAATAATCAGCAAATGCGAGATGTAGCACTTCCATCAGGTGTTCCCTTTCTGTAGGTGACATCTTATAGAGTGCTGATTCAATTTCCGCTAAATACTTTTCTATTTGTTCCATATAACACTCCTTTCGTGTTAAAATTGAGTACAGTAAAAGCACATTGGTTGTGAGTTTACTGCTTGTCCGACTGTTGGTAGCAGTCGGTCTTTTTTTATGCGTATGATGGTCAATCTGAAGTTTCGCTATCACGATTCAAAATGTAGTTGAGATAATCGTCGGTAACGTCTATGCCTAATACATTTAAAATGCCTATCTGTTGCTTTTCTGTTAAACGATAGAATGCATCAAGCACTTCATCGATGAACTGTTTTTGTACTTGTCTTTCTTTCTCAGTATAACTTGCAAGGATAGCTTCTGTAGTAGCTTTCTCAAATTCAGGAAATGCATCACTCTCTTTAAATTTTTCGAAAGCTTGCATTTGTAATGCTTGTACTGATGCATCCTTAACAACAGTTTTTTTATCTAATGATAATGCTTTGCATAGTAAAGCAATGTCGTCTTCGTTCAATCGAGTTTCACCATCCTCGTATCGTTTTAAAGTACTTTTAGATCTTGCACCTTGTAGCTTTTCGCTAAGTTCTCTTAAGGATAGGTGCTTTCGAATGCGGGCTGTTTTAAAAATGTTTCCTAGTGATTCATAAAAGAATCTGTCGTAGTATGAAAAGTCTCCCATATATTTATTTTCCTTTCACGCTAATATATTAGCATATTTTTCAATATTTTGGGAAAATTATCAAAATATTGTTGCATATTGTTGGGACAGATGATATTATTTGTTTGCGTTCCAAAATAATGGGACATAAAGAAAGGAGTGAATGAAAAATGATGAGTGTAAAAACAGCAAGAATTTTAGCGAACTTATCACAAACGCAAATAGCAAACATGCTTAATATTTCGACGTCTAGCTATAACAATAAAGAAAATGGGCGAACTGAATTTACCAAACGTGAAGCGACACTATTTGCAAACGCAGTCAATATACCTGAAAATGACATTATTTTTTTTGAATCAAATGTCCCAAGATAGTAGGACAAAATTCCGAGAATGAAAGGAGTATACATGAACGAATTACAAACATTCAGTTTTAACAATCAGCCAGTACGAACAGTACAACTAAACAATCAACCATATTGGGTATTGAAAGACGTATGCGACGTCTTAGAACTCAGTAATCCAACAGTAGTCGCAAATAGATTAGAAGATGATGAACGGGCTAAGTTTAACTTAGGGCGTCAGGGTGAAGCGACTGTTATCACAGAAAGCGGACTATACGCAGTCATTCTAAGAAGCGATAAGCCAAACGCTAAAGAATTCAGAAGGTGGATCACAGCAGAAGTGTTGCCAGCAATTAGAAAGACTGGTGCGTATCTAACGGATGAGAAAGCATATGACATCACCCACAATCCACAATCACTCGCTGATTTGCTTCTACAAGCAGGTGAGCAGTTAAAGCAAAAGGAAATCATCATTCAGGAGATGAAGCCTAAAGCCTTATTTGCTGATGCGGTAGCAACAGCCGATACATCGATATTGATTGGCGATTTGGCAAAACTGATCAAGCAGAATGGACATGACATTGGTCAAAAGCGTTTATTTGAGTGGCTAAGAAGTCACGATTATCTCATTAAGGGCGGAAACAGTAAGAACATGCCAACTCAAAAATCTATGGAACTAAAGTTGTTCGAAGTCAAAGAACGTACCATTAACAATCCTGATGGTAGTGTGCGTATCACTAAAACAACTAAAGTGACAGGGCATGGTCAGCAGTACTTTATCAACAAATTTCTAGGAAGTTAGAAAGGAGGAACGTATGGACGAAAAAGTAGCAGAAACAATCAATGCGTTATGTGACTGGATACAAAAGGAATTAAGCAATATTTATGGAAATGACAAAGAAAGTATCATGCCGGAAATGATTGAAGTATTAACGGAACTAATTAAGGCATATAGAGGTTATTAAGCCGCAGAAAGGAGTCGCAATGAAAACAACAGCAACACCACAAGAAGTTATAGCTAAAACGTATCTGAACATCACAGATGTACAGATACTGCTGGGTATGACACGAGAACCAGCAAGAGCCTTATTCAAGCAAGTTAAGAACATTGAAAAAGAAAAACTTGGTGACTATGACGTATGGCCAAACATGATTCAAAAGGACAACTTGCTGAAAGCTTTGCACATCTCTCGTGATGCACTACTGAGAGATTTAGAACTACGAGAAGCAAACAAAAAAGCGCCGTCCAGCAAGACAAGAGCGCTTAAGTGACATCCACAAAATGTCACTACCATTTTAACACAGAAAGGTAGATGAATTATGAAACTTATTAGAGAAATCATTAAAACCGCAATAGCTATTGTTATTGGATTGATTTTAGTTGCGTGTATTTTTGGCGGCGCAGTATTGCAATACTCTTACAGCCAAAGACCTTTAACGGTGCAGGAGATGACGGAATGAAGAAGAAAATAAAACCAATGTACTTCAACAAGAAGAACAATGGTCAATTGGCCAAACGCGACGCATGTCTAAAAGACATTGAAATAGTACCTTATGACGGTCCTGATTTTAATCGTCAGTACGTCGAAGCTTTAGAACGAGTTGAGAAAATCAAAAATCTAGATTGGAGTGCAGAAAATGAAAACAGACAATCAGCGTAGAGAATTTGAGTTTGCGCTCGAAACGTTGCTAAAAGCATGCGATAGCAAAGTCAAATCTGTAAAAGTTAATTGGGATGAAAAAGACACAGAATTTCGTGAGTCTGCGGAGTCGGTAACAATCACGTACAACAACGACTACAAAAAAGAAATAAACATCGCTTATTGTTCATGGAAAGCAATAGCGTTTACAACAATTCATCGTTCATAAAAGGAGGAAAGAAAAAATGAGTGAACCAAACTTATTTGAAGTTGGATATCAAATGCAAAAAGAACAACAAGAAACCGTAAAAATAAATAGCTTAGAGTTAGAAAACGTGAAACGCGTTAAGGCGGTTAAATTAGAGCCTACAAAGAATGGCTTAACAGTAGTTGGGGGAAAGAACAACCAAGGGAAAACAAGCGTGCTAGACGCGATTACGTGGGCGCTAGGAGGTGAGAAGTACAAGCCATCACAGCCTGATCGAGAAGGTTCAATGATTCCGCCAAAGCTACACATTGAATTATCTAATGGAATCGTAGTGGAGCGCTCAGGAAAGAATAGTGCATTAAAAGTTTTAGATTCAACAGGAGCGAAAGGTGGTCAAAAACTCTTAGATTCATTCATCAGCACATTTGCTTTGGATCTACCAAAGTTTATGAATTCAACAACAAAGGATAAAGCTAACACGTTATTACAAATTATTGGGGTTGGAGATAAGCTATCGATTTTCGATAAACAGGAAGCTGAACTTTACAATCGCCGCACAGAGATTGGACGTATTGCAGACCAAAAGAAGAAGTATGCAGATGAGATGGTCCAGTGGGACGGTGTTCCTGATGAAATCGTCAGTGCTGCAGAGCTTATCCAACAACAACAAGAAATCCTGGCACGCAATGGAGAAAACCAACGCAAGCGTAATCGTTTAAATGAAATAACTTTTGAAAAGCAACGAATTTTCGATGAATCACAAAGAATTGAAGAACAAATTGCAGAATTAGAAAAACGATTAGCAGAACGTAAATCAGCATGGGAACAAGCAAACCAAGACGAACAAATTGCAATGAAAACAGTAAATGAATTAGTTGATGAATCGACTGCTGAACTTGAAGAAAGCATTGCAAATATTGATTCAACCAATGCTAAGGTTCGCGACAACTTGAACAAACAACGTGCACAAGCTGAAGCGGAAGAATATAAGCTGCAATATGGCGATCTAACAACACAGCTTGAAGAAGTTCGAAAAGCACGCATGGAACTTCTAAACGGAGTTGAAATGCCACTACAAAATCTATCTGTGGATAATGGTGAGCTAGTTTATAAAGGCCAACGCTGGGACAACATGTCTGGATCAGACCAGTTAAAAGTTGCTACAGCAATTGTCAGAAAGACGAATCCGAAATGTGGATTTGTTCTCCTGGATAAACTTGAGCAGATGGACATTGACACGATGAATGAGTTCGGTCATTGGCTGCAGGAAAACAATCTGCAAGCAATTGCGACAAGAGTTTCTACAGGTGATGAGTGCTCAATCTTTATTGAAGATGGATACTCAATCGATAAGTCAGGAAATAAAACTGCAGATACTGAAATCAAACCTGCAGGAGCATGGAAGGCAGGTACATTCTAATGTTTGAAATCAATACAGGAGTAGTAAAAACTCCACTAAAAGTAATCATCTATGGTACGGAAGGTGTCGGTAAAACGACGCTAGCAAGTAAGTTTCCTAAACCACTATTCATAGATGCGGAAAATGGTTCCGGAGCACTTAACGTTGCCCGTTATCCATACCCAACTTCTTGGCAAATGCTAATGTCAGAAGTTCAAGAGTTTCTGAATAATCCACAAGGGTACAAAACATTAGTTATTGACTCAATCGACTGGGCAGAAGCAAAAGCTATCGAAATGATTTGTGCAGGCATGAAGGTCAATGGTATCGAGGATATTGGATGGTCAAAAGGTTATACCTACTTAAATGAAGAAATGGGCAGACTGCTCAATCTTCTGACTGAAGTTATCAATCGTGGCGTAAACGTTGTGCTAATTGCACACATGGTTATCAGAACAATTACAAAGCCAGAAGAAACAGGCAGTTATGATCGCTATGAACTAAAGCTAAAACAAGCTAAGAATGGTAATAACTGCCAGCTTGTTAAAGAGTGGGCAGACTTGATTCTATTCTGTAATTACCGTGAGTTCTTAGTGGCTGACAAGACAACGGGTAAGAAGAAAGCTACAGGTGGTAAAGAAAGAATCATGTACACCGAACATGCAGCTACATGGGATGCAAAAAATCGATTTGGTTTACCTGAAGTACTGCCACTAGATTTTGAACCGATTGCACATCTATTCAGCGATAACTATGAGACTAAAGTGGTTGAACAAGTTAAAGAGCAACCTGCAGTTAATACCACAGTTAATACCATAACAACAGCGCAACAAGTTAAACCTGCAGAACAACCGAATTCTGAAGTGAATAACTGGACAACAAACACAGATACGCATTTATCAATTGATTCTACATGGAAGCCAACACCATACACTGCTGAAGAAGAAGCTATCATGGCTGAACTACCAAAAGCTCTAACTGACTTAATGAAGTCTAAACAAGTGCATCCATCAGAAATTCAACATGCAGTATCAATAAAGGGATATTTCACGAAAGATACACCAATCAAGAATTATGATCCTGAATTTATTCAAGGGTGCTTGATTGGAGCGTGGCCAGCAGTTATGGAACTGATTCAAACAGATAGAGATTTGCCATTTTAATATAGGAGGAAGAATAAAATGACACAGTATAACAACAATTATCAAAATCCATATGCACAACCTACATATGGTCAACAGGCAGCACCACAACAACAGAGCGGAGAATTGATGGATGGAATGACAGTCTCTGCAGCAGATTTAGGAGACTATGACAAAGGGTATGTTTTACTTCCAGAAGGAACTTATGATTTCACAGTCGTTGATTTAGACGAAACACGTTATCAACCTGGTCCAAAGAGTTCAGGGAAAATCGGACCATGCAAGCAAGTTATCTTGACATTACGTTTTAAGGATCCAACAGATGGTAGCGATGTTGATTTAAAACACAATTTATACATGTACAACAATCAAGGTTGCTTAGGCATGATTGCATCATTCTATGATGCGGTAGGCATGCACAAAAAAGGCGAACCAATCACATTTGATTGGAGAAAAGAAGTCGTAATTGGGAAGCGTGGCCGTGCTGAAATTAATCACCGCAAGGGCAGTGATGGCAAGAGCGAATATAACAATATCAAGAAGATGTTACCGCTTGAAGCAATGCCTACAGCGGGCAATCCTACACCTAACGCAGGAAACTGGTCTAACGGTCGCTTCTAATGGAGCTTAGACCGTACCAGGAACAAGCAAGGCAAGCAATCGAAAAGGAATGGGCGAGCGGAGTCAAGAACACTCTGCTCGTTCTTCCTACCGGTTGTGGTAAAACGGTCGTTTTCTCAAAAGTAATTGAGGATCAAGTTAAAGAAGGTAAGCGAGTGCTAGTAATGGCACATCGTGGCGAACTACTTGATCAAGCTGCAGATAAACTCCACAGAATGACAGGACTCACATGTGCTGTAGAAAAAGCAGACCAGTCATGTCTAGGTACATGGAATCGTGTTGTGGTCGGTAGCGTTCAATCACTTATGCGACCTAGTCGCCTTGCTAAGTTCAATAAAGATTATTTTGATGCAATCATTGTCGATGAAGCACACCATGCAGTTTCAGACACGTATACTCGCGTTCTAGAGCACTTTGACCAAGCGAATGTATTAGGTGTCACTGCTACACCAGAACGCTCTGATATGCGCAAATTAGGCAGTCTATTTCAATCATTAGCATATGAGTATTCAATCGTACAGGCAATCAAAGAAGGATACTTATGCAAAATCAAAGCGCAAACCGTTCCACTTAAAATTGACATGAACAACGTGTCAGTTACTGCAGGTGATTTTTCAGCAAACGAAATAGGAACTGCACTGGATCCATATCTTGAGCAGATTGCTACAGAAATGGAAACGGTCTGCAAAAATAGAAAAACAGTTGTGTTTCTACCACTGATTGCAACTTCACAGAAGTTTAAGAACATTTTGATTAACCACGGATTTAAAGCTGCAGAAGTAAACGGTAATTCGGACGATCGCGAGCAGATTCTAAAAGATTTTAGTGATAACAAGTACAACGTTATTTGTAATTCGATGTTACTGACTGAAGGATGGGATTGTCCTGATGTAGATTGCATAGTTGTGTTACGTCCAACAAAGGTTAGAAGCCTTTATTGTCAGATGGTAGGAAGAGGAACGAGACTTTCTCCAGGTAAAGAAGATTTGCTTATCCTGGACTTCTTATGGCTGTCTGAGAGACACGAACTTTGCAGACCTGCAGACATCATCTGTACGGATAAAGAAGTGGCCAAGAAGATGACCGAAAATCTTGCGGAAAGCGGTTGCCCTGAAGACATTGAAGAAGCAGAAAAAGAAGCATCTTCAGATGTACAAGCACAAAGAGAAGAAGCTCTAAAAGCGCAACTCGAAGAAATGAAGACACGCAAGCGTAAGCTCGTAGATCCATTGCAATTTGAAATGAGTATTCAAGCTGAAGACTTAACTGGATATACCCCTTCATTTGGATGGGAAATGGCACCAGTTAGCAAGAAACAAAAAGATGCATTAGAGAAGTTTGGAATCTTTGCTGATGAAATTGAAAATGCAGGTAAAGCCGCACTTATCATGGATAGATTGCAGAAACGTCGTGATGCTGGACTATCTACACCTAAGCAGATTCGTTTCTTAGAAGGACGCGGATTCGCACATGTAGGTACATGGGAATTTACGGATGCAAACAACATGATCGCACGTATTTCAGCAAACAACTGGAGAATACCGTCAGGAGTTAATCCTGCAGAATATACACCAAAAGGGAATTAGTATATGGAAGATAGATTAGAAGATTTAAGCACAGCACTTGAATATATAGATCCAAGCTTATTGAACTACCAAGAGTGGTGCAATGTAGGTATGGCTTTGAAGTATGAAGGCGCTTCAGTAGACATGTGGGATAGATGGTCATCACAAGACGGTAGTCGCTACCATGCAGGCGAATGTGAAAAGAAATGGGATTCATTTATCAATACCGGAATCACCGGTAATACCATCTTTAAGATGGCAAGTGAGAACGGATATATTTCTGCAGATTATCAGCCAATTATTAAAGGCGGTGCACGCGAGCTGTTTGACGGTGAAACTGTTGAATTTAACTATCGTGTAATTGATAAAAGCATGATGGATTATGAGAAGTTACCTGAAGTCAAGAATTGGAATCCAGTCGAAGACATCAGAAAATACCTGTCAGTAATCTACGCACCTAATGACCACGTGGCATATTGTGTCAAATGTTTCCAAGATCAGGATGGTAAGTATCATCCTGGTCAAAGAAACTATGACAGAACTGCCGGTAGATTAATGGACGAATTGGACCATGCTAAAAGGATTGAAGATGTGTTCTATGATTACGACCACAATTGTGGCGCATGGATTAGTTTCAACCCTATGGATGGTGGAGGTTGCAAAATCGACAATATTACTGATTTCAAATATGCACTTGTCGAATCAGACACTCAAAACATCGATATGCAATACTCACTCATGACAAAACTGGAATTACCGATTGCTGCTTTAGTTCACTCAGGTAACAAGAGCATTCATGCAATTGTACGTATCGAAGCATCAAATGAAAAGGAATACTCAAGACGAGTAGATTACTTATTCAAAGTATGCAAACAGAACGGATTGGATGTAGATACATCCACTAAGAATCCAAGTCGACTAAGTAGAATGCCTGGCTTCGAGCGTGGCAATAATCGACAGTATCTAATTGCAACCAATATCGGAAAAGAGTCCTGGAATGACTGGGTAGAATACATCGAGTCCATTAACGATGATTTACCTGATCCAGAGAGTCTTGAAGATGATTGGAGCAATCTTCCTGAGTTAGCGCCATGCTTAATCAATGACGTGCTTAGACAAGGCCATAAGATGCTTATTGCTGGGCCATCTAAAGCTGGTAAATCATTTGCATTGATTGAGTTAACGATTGCGATTGCAGAGGGCTGTAAGTGGTTAAACAAATGGGATTGCGCGCAAGGTAAAGTCCTATATATCAATCTTGAATTGGATCGTGCTAGCTGCTTACACAGATTTAAAGATGTGTACGAAAAGCTAGGTATTCAAAGACCAAACCTAAGAAATGTAGAAATATGGAATCTGCGTGGTAATGCTGTCCCAATGGACAAGTTAACACCTAAGTTAATCAGACGCGCACAGAAAAAGAACTACATCGCAGTAATCATTGACCCAATCTATAAAGTCATTACAGGCGATGAAAACAGTGCCGAGCAAATGGCCAAGTTTACAAACCAATTTGACAAAGTTGCCAGTGCATTAAACTGTGCTGTTATCTACTGTCACCATCACTCAAAAGGCTCACAGGGTAGCAAGAAGTCAATGGATAGAGCCAGTGGTTCGGGAGTGTTCGCACGCGATCCGGATGCAATGATAGACCTCATTCAGATACCTTTAAACGATGGTGTAACAGAACAGCAGATAAACAAAGCTGTATGTGATGAATGGGCAAGAGTCATAAAGCAATACAGCCCAGAATACTATGAAACGATTCCGTACGATGATTTTATGAGCAGAAAACAGATGGGTGGCCATTTGTACGATTCTGTAACAATCAAGAGAAAGCTCAATGATAAGCAGATTGAAATCATCACACAACAAGCAGAGTTAAAGGCTTCACAAATGACAGCTTGGCGCGTTGATATGACGCTTAGAGAATTCCCTAAGCCGCAACAAACTGACATTTGGTTCAATTATCCAATTCATACAGTCGATACAACAGGAGTGCTTGCAGATATACCGCTTGATGAAGAGTTACCTTCATGGCAACGTGCAATGAAAGCAAGAAAAACGCCTGAAGAGAATTCAAATCAACGTTTAAATGAGTTTGGAATTGCGTTTGAAAATCTGTCACAAGAACACGATGAAGTGACTATCGGGATGCTTGCTGATGAATTGTGCGTTGAGAAAAAAACAATCTATAGGCGTATAAAAGAGTCTAACGGACTGTATAAAAAAGTGTCCAAAAAAGGTGAAGAAACAAGTGTTATTAAAAATATTGAGGTTGGGACAAAAACAGAATAGTGTTATTGTCCTACTCTTTAAATTTAACTTGGGACACAGGACAAAAACATATTATTGTCCTAGGACATTTAGTTGGGACAAAAACGTATATAAATATACATTTGTAAATGTCCCAGGTGTGTGACAGGGATGTGTGTGAGTAGGGAAATGCCCCGCTTAAGGTGCGGGCATATTCCCAACATCACACGCTCCATCCCTAACGCGCGAGAAAGAAGAGGATGAAAAATGAAATTGAAAATCACGCTTGATGATTTAAAAGCAATACTACAACAGTACTATCCGACGATTTCACACAAAACAGCCGGTCGTATCATTCGAGACGTAGAAATAAAAAATGAACAAAATCAAAAGAAAGACAGTTGACTATGCAGATATTTCTACAAATGATTCCGCCGACTACTACGGCGCAACAAAAAAAGGTCAACTTCAAGACCAAGACAATTTATGCAAATAGCAGCGCAGTCGATGCAAAAAATAAGTATCGCGCTCATCTAGCTGCACACGTCCCTAATAAACCGATTGATGGCCCGATTGCATTGAGTATCATCTGGGGCTTTCCTGCAGGCAAACACAAAAATGGTGAGCCGTGTACGAATAAACCTGATTTAGATAACGCAAACAAAATTCTACAGGACGTAATGCAGGAACTAGGATTCTACAAAGATGACAAGAACATCGTTCAATTGAACCTAAGTAAGATTTGGACTTGGCACCCTGGAGTGATGATAGAAATCAAGAAAGTAGGAGAATATGAATAATAAAAAAATATTAGGACAAGAAAAAATATCATTACTAAAACCATTTCCATTCAATGACGGTGAAAGATATTTATTGAAACTGGTGGGTGATAAATATGTCGTTGCATATTGGGAAAATGGACAATTTACTTCAGATTATAACGATGAGTATATCGAAGAAGAAATCGAGAGTTATGTTTCTTTAAAGGACTTATGGCTGTATGAAAAATAAAGAAAAATACAATCTGAATGAACTTGCAATTAAAACAACCGAAACATTAAGCGGACATAAAATTAAAGTTTTTCACAAAGATAAGATTATTTACGAACGTACCTATTTAGTAAATAAAAATAATGAAGATTTATTAGACTTCTTTAATTGGCTGGAACAAGAATATAAACCACCAATTCTTAATGATGTTGAAAAGGCTTATCTATCTGCGGTTATAAAGCCGTTTAGAAAAGAAGTGAAATATGCTTATAAAATATGTTCGGAAATAGACAAAAGAGAATATTTAGAAATTAGTTTGGAAAATGGAGTTATTTCATTTCCATACTTCGAAAAAGGCACAATGTACAAAGGTATGGAAGTAAAAAAGACATACACCTTAAAGGAGTTAGGACTATGAGCAAGTACATAGTGCCAATGAAAATTCCGAAACATTGCGATGATTGTCCGTTTGGACACTTACATTATTTTCGCCTTTTTTGGACGAGTGGTAGTGTGACAGACCCAATAGACAAAAAAGAAAACAAGCCTGATACATACGGATATGTTTGTAACGTTGATTTTTCGAAAAATGGGAAATATACCAAAGTCATGCGTGCAAAATGCGGAAAAAATATTAAAAAGCCTAAGTGGTGCAAATTAGAAAGTGTGGAAGAATGAGCAAATATACAGAAGCAATATCAAGCATTTACTTTACCATGCATAATCGAGTAAAGCCTAAAACATTAGGACATTGTGAAGATAAAAATCTTGAAGTATTAGAAGAACTTGTGGATAGGACTACACCGAAGAAGCCTATACAAAAAGCAGCGGGACGGACTGTATGTCCTAACTGTGAGCGTAGTATAGCAAGAGAGGTCAGTCCACGGTACTGTAGCATTTGTGGCCAAAGACTAGATTGGAGTGAAGAATAATGTTTTTAACAGGAGCAGTATGTTTCGTGCTGGGCTATTTCTTCAGAATAGTTGTAACTAGCCTAGCTAGATCAGCAGGAGATGGAGACAGATGAGTCAGTATAAAGAACTTAAAAAACTAAAAGACCAAGGTCGAGAGCTATACGAAAAAATCGAAGTAACCAAGAAAGCACTCAGAAACAATCAACACACAGAAATAAATAGCTTTGATTTATTTCTGATGGAGCAGAAGTTCAAGAGAATTGTTGAGAAGCTAATGCAATATGATGACTGTATTTGAAGCAATCGAAACACCGATTTTTTCAATAGAAGACCTTAGAAAAATATTCAAAACAGAATTGTCACTTCTTCAAGCAAAGAAAAAAATGTATGGAAGGGAACCATACGAAGAGCAGATAAAAGCAGTCGAGACCGTAAAAGGTCTAATCGAACAAGCATTCATGGAAAGAAGAAATAAACTTTAGGAGGAATAGAACATGCCAAGAAATACTTTGATGGATTTGAACAACCACCTTTTCGCAGAGTTAGAAAGGCTGGGCGATGAGGATCTAACGCAGGAAGAACTTGAAAAAGAGATAGCAAGAGCCGATGCAATCACAAAGGTAGGAAGCGTACTAGTTAACAATGCAAAGACAGCATTAGAGGCAACTAAGACACAGCTTGAATATGGAAGATGCAATAGCGTACAGATTCCAGAGATGCTGCTAGAGAATAAGAAACATGAGAAGCAATAGAGTTTTCACTGACGAGCAAGAACAATGGATTCGTGACAATGTCAAAGGAATTGGAAATGTAGAACTGGCCAACATGTTCAATGAACGTTTTTGTGAGCAACGAAAACCACAGCAGTTAAAAACTTGGAAGAAAAATCATAAAGTCTCTAGTGGTTTAACTGGTTGGTTTGGAAAGGGCAGAATTGACAGACACAAGGGCGATCACAGTTTCAGAATTCCAAACAGCGAGAAGACTAGATTTAAAAAAGGGCATTGTCCTAAGAACCATCTTCCAGTAGGAACAACTGTTAAAAACACGGATGGTTACTTCCAAACAAAAGTGGCAGAGCCAAACAAGTGGAAGCTAACACACAGACTTATTTGGGAAGAAGCAAATGGTCCTATTCCAAAGGACTACACAGTTACCTTCTTGGATAAGAATAAAGAAAATCTAGAACTGAGTAATCTAGCACTGCTATCACGAAGAGCACAGATTGTCGCACAACATCATTACGGGCTGTCTGAAGACCAAGAAATAAGTAAGTCGGTGATTCAGTTAAGCGAGCTACAAGTAAAGCGAAACAGCCTGCAGAAGAGGCTGAAGGAGGATAGAAAATGAACTACGAAGATCCATACAGAGAAGACCTGCAAGTGATTGACAGAGAATTAAGAAATCACTACGAATATAAGAAGCAGCTTGAGACTGTGAACGAGCGCATTGCTGAGATTGATGCGCAGCTTACTTCGATTGGGAGTCCTAGAATCATGAGTCCTGACGAAGCAAAGTACCAGAAAGGTACTAAAATCTACACCAATCTCAACATGCTGGATCTCTTCCAGGAGCAGGATGAGCTGATGAAGCAGAAGCAAGACCTACTTTACTTAATCAGCAGAGTACAAGCTAGACTTAATAAGCTGGATGAAGAAGACATGCAACTAATCGAGCAACGCTATAAGTACAAGAAAACTTTAAGAGAACTGGCACAAAATATGTACAACGGAAAGAGTACTATGTCTAGAAAACTGGATGATATTTTGCTAAAACTTCTATAAAACTAAATTTTGGGACATGTCCCACGACTTTTAGATGTATAATGGGCGTAGGCGAAAACCATGAGCAGAAATGCTTGTGGTTTTTTTCGTATGCACATTCGAAGCTATCAGCTTAACATTTGAAATCACCCTAAAACTATTCATATGAGTACTCCTTTTGTGTATAAGCTTTCCGGCTGATAGTTTCCAATGTGTGTATGACGTAGAAAGGGGCAAGCCTATGAAGAAATTAACAGATAAGCAAAAACGTTTCTGTGAAGAGTATGTGGTCGATCTCAATGCAATACGTGCTTATAAGTTAGTATATACTAACTGCAAAAGTGATAGAACAGCATCTGCTAATTCTAGTAGACTGCTAGCAAATGCTAACGTTGCCGCGTACGTGTGTGAGCTAAAGGAACAAATTGCACAAGAAGCTAAGGTGACTGCAGCAGATGTACTTAAAGACCTTATCGAAGTTAAAAACAGATGTATGCAAGCTACTCCGGTTAAGGTGTGGGATTCCGATTCGCATTCTTATGTTAATTCTAATAAAGAGTTTACCTTTGATAGCAAGGGTGCTAATACAGCTCTTAAACTAATAGGCGAACATCTAGGCATGTTCCAAAAGAAAGTCGAACTATCGGGTGGATTAGAAACAAAGCAGTCTAAGGTTGACGATGTAATCGAACAGTTGAAGGTTGCTGATGAAGAATGAGCGATTTGCGATTAATTCTATCACCTAAGTTCAAAGCATTTCTAAAGTATGATGCAGAACTAGAAGCGCTTGAAGGCTCAACTGCTGCAGGAAAGACAACCGTTGGGGTCTACAAGTTTATCTTGAAGGTTTGGCAATCCCCTAAGAAGCTTCACATCATCGCAGGTGATGATACAGGTACAGTAGAAAAGAACCTGATTAACAAAGACCTTGGGATTTTGGATGACTTCGGGGATTTGGTTGAGTACCGCGGCAATGGCTCCAAAGAGTACAAGATGCCACACTTGATCGTGCATGCCACAACTGGAGACAAGATTGTCTTTATCGTTGGCTATTCCACAAAAGAGAAGTGGAAGGATGCATTAGGTGGCCAGTACGGTTGTCTACTTATTGACGAGGTAAACACAGCTAATATGGAATTTGTGCGCGAGTCTATTATGCGTGCAGACTATACCATGATGACGCTTAACCCTGATGATCCATCATTACCGGTGTATAAGGAGTACATAAACCGTTGCCGTCCTATTCAGAAATGGACAAAAGAAACGCCACAAGAGATTCTAAATGATTTAAACGAGCCGGAGCATCCAAACTGGAGACACTGGTTTTTTAATTTCGATGACAACTACGGATTATCTGCAGAAAAGAAAAAGCAGATTATCGAATCGGTGCCTGTTGGCACAAAACTTTGGAAGAATAAAATCAAGGGGCTTCGTGGAAGAGCCACAGGGCTTGTTTTTAGCAACTTTGAGCGTAAGACGAATGTTATTACGTACGAGCGATTAATCGCTCAAATAGGTGGCGAAGATAAGCTTAGGAAGGCCTTTAAGGTTTTCACGGTAGGTATCGATACAGCCTACTCGCAAAAGTCGCCTGATACGATTGCAATGTTGTTCCAAGGAATAACTGTTGATGGCAAGTTGGTAACACTTGATGAAGAAGTTTACAACAATGCAGATTTGCAGATTCCGATTGCACCAAGCGATACAGTCCAAAGATTAGTGGACTTTGCAGAACGCAATCGAGAGAAGTGGGGATATGCGAAGTACATGTTCTTGGATTCGGCCGATCAAGCGACCATAACGGAATGGCAGAAATACAAACGCTTGAATGGTAGCATCTACGAGGTGATACCGGCATACAAGAAAACGAAGATTATCGACCGTATCAACCTGCAGCTGGGTTGGATTGCTAAAGGTGATTACCTGGTATTAGACCACTGCAAGAATCACATCCACGAAATGGAAGTCTACAGCTGGAAGGAAAACAAATATGAACCTGAAGATGGTAACGATCATACGATTAATGCAAATCAGTATGCATGGCTGCCATTTAAGAGAGAAATAGGAATTGGAGGAAAGTAACCAATGGGTATTGGAATGAACATCAAGCAAGCTATTCAATCATGGCTTGAAATAAAACCTGCTGATCGAGAAGGTGTCACAATTGACGAAGCCTACGATTATGAATTTAACGCAGGAATCAACCGAGTATGGATGCGTGGTCAGCCGGCAGAACTATCGGCGCTCTATAAGCAAATAAAGGGTACTAGCAATAAGAATGCAACATTCTGGGGAGCGACACCGTCTACACCTATTCACAAGATTCATACAGGCTTACCAGGATTAACGGTAAGAGTGCTAACGGATATTGTTATTCGTGATTTGAATAAAATCGAAGTCAATAAGCGTAATGATGAATGGCAGAAGATTGCAGATGATAACAATTTGAAGAAACTGTTTAAGCAAGCAATCAAAGATACTCTGTATGTTGGGGACGGCGCTTTCAAAATTTCAGTTGATAGCGATGTTTCAGATGAGCCAATCATTGAGTTTTATCCAGGAGATAAGATTGATTTAATCTACAAGCGTGGAAGATTAGTGGAAATTGTTTTTAAAACGGTTAAGATTCAAGAAGGCACAACACGTAAGTACTTACTAAAGGAACGCTACGGGTATGGCTATGTTAAGTATGAGCTATTTCATATCAATAGTTATAGCTTGGATAAGACGGACCTTTATGAGCTAGAAGAAACAAAGGACCTAGTAGATGTGCAGTTTGGCGGATATGATGAGGAAACAAAAACAAAGGGAAGCTTTATGATGGCAATCCCTTTTTCTATCTTTGAATCAACCATGTACAAAGGTCGAGGTGAATCAATTTTTGATAAGAAAAAGGATTCATACGATGCGCTTGATGAGGTTGTTTCGCAATGGGCAGATGCAGTTAGAGCAGGGCGTGCGACAAAGTATATTCCTGATTCGTTAGTGCCTAAAGGCGCTAATGGAATGGACCTTCTACCAAATGACTTTGACGATCGCTTTATAAAAACAGGAAACGCTATTGGTGAGGATGCAAAACAGCAAATCAGCGTTGTACAGCCTTCAATTCCTACAGAGAACTATCTGCAGAGCTACATTACTTATTTGGACCTATGCCTACAAGGCTTGATCAGTCCATCCACATTAGGCATTGATACAAAGAAGTTAGAGAATGCTGAAGCTCAGCGAGAGAAAGAGAAAACAACTCTGTATACAAGAAACGCAATCATTGAAGCCTTTACAGAGATGATTCCTAAGCTAATTACAAGTGTGCTTATGGTAAAAGATGGAATGACTAATAAGGGTTTGTCACAATTACTTGATCTTGACGTGAATGTTGATTTCGGAGAGTATGCAAATCCATCGTTCGAAGCTGTTGTTGAGACAGTTACAAAAGCTAAGCAAGGCGGAGTAATGTCAATAAGAACAGCGCTTGATGAGATGTATGGCGAATCTAAAGAAGATGCTTGGAAAGATGAAGAAGCACAACGTATTGCTGAAGAAAGTGGTGCAGTGCAGCTACCGGAGCCGAATGTGCCTGCAGATATGTTTAGTTAATGGAATACGATATTGCTGAAGCGTTTAGACGTATCGAGCTTGAACTGATTTCGTCTATGAGACGAAATTGGAAAAGGCACAATGAAGAAGAAAATAAATACGGCTTCACCTGGTCTAGATGGCAGGCGGAACAATTAAAGTCTTTGGAGGAATTTAAAAAGAAAAATCCAAGACTTTTTTCTTCGGAATTCAAAGCAATCAATGAGCAATTTCTTGATATCATTCTTGGCCAAAAAGAAACAAACTTCTTTGGCGTACACTCCGGAAAGGTGCAGGCTTTAGTTAAAGCGACGGCTGGCGATCTAGTAAAGGCTGAGCACGCAATGTTACGTAAGGCAAATGATGAATACCGCAAGGTGATTTACAATGCTCAAACGTATTTAGCAAGTGGCGCAGGAACACTTGATAAAGCGATTGATATGGCCAGTAATGATTTTCTTACTAGAGGGATTAATTGTGTCGTGTACAAAGGTGGTAGACATGTCAACATGGCAACGTACTCAGAGATGTCATTACGTACAACAAATAAGCGAATTGGCATGTATGCAGATGGTGCTAAACGTCAGGAGTTAGGTGTACATACCGTAAAGGTATCGAAGTATGGTATGTGTTCTAAAACATGCCAACCGTGGCAGGGGCGTGTGTATGTTGACGATGTTTATAGTGGAGGAACACCAGGAGAAGCTGAAGAACTTAACTTACCTTTGCTAAGCACTGCTATATCTGGTGGCTTATTCCATCCAAACTGTAAACATCACCTAAGCACTTATTATCCTGGTATGGATAACGACGATGATGGTGATCCAAGACAGCCGACATATGAGAATCCACCAGGCTCGCAAGAGCATCACTACCTACAGCATCAGATCCAGCGTGAAAGAAGACTACAGGTCGGCTCTTTAAGTGAAGACAAAATTAAGGAACATGCGGATAAAGAACAACAGCTAATAGGGCTTGATGAGAAGTATGTAAAACAAGCAGAGCAGTACGATAAAGAACGTTTCATGGCAATACGCGATGGGGAGATGATGGGCGCGAATTTACAAGGTGACTATAAGGATATTCCGACAGAAGTGTTACAGGGAGTAGATAAAGCTTTACATAACTTAATAGATAAAGAAATCCCTTCTTTAAAGAACGGGATTAGCGAAATCTTTTTCAAACCTATGAATCTTAAAAACTTAATGTCAACAAAGAATCTAGATAGTGATTTGAGAAGCGTATTGAATATAAATAGTAACTATTTTTCTAATGCTAAAGCTATTGAAAAAATATCGGAACTGAACTATACGGAACTATCGCCTAAAAAGACATTAGAAGATTATTTGAAACATGAGTTATGCCATGTGTTAGAGGATAAATACAATATTAGGATAAACACAGATAGTGTGGGAGTTCCTAATGTTGAAAAAATCATTAATGACTGTAATCAACATACATATGCGACTGAGTTATTAGATGAAGCTCTGGAAAAATGCGGATTAAATAAATCGGATGAAATTATTAGTAAATATATTTCAAAATATGCTACATATACCGATAGCGAAGCCGTAGCTGAGGCATTTTCTAGTATAGCTAACAATAAAGTTTGTAATACGATCAAATCTCTGGTAAAATCAAAATGGATAGGAGGTAAAATATGATTCCGATTATTGGTAAATTAATCTCTGGAAAAATTGAATTTATTCACAATGATGTAATTGTGAAAAAAGGAGTCGTACTAACTCCAGAAGAGCAAGAAGAATTCGATTTACTTAGAGAAGCGTTACATTCAGAAGATAGATAATAAGTTTTTTATCAAGCATCCTAGAGCAGGGTGCTTTTTTCATGCATGAAAGGAGAAAGGGAATGGTGCAAGTAAAAGTAACACAGGATTATTTCGATAGAGAGCAAGATAAACTGATGAATGTTGATGATCAATTTGAATGTTCTCAAGAACGTGCTGAGATTCTTACGAAGTATGGTGTAGCAGAAATCCTAAGCGAAGATGAAGAAATTATCGAAGAAACGGAAGAAGTCACTGCAGAAGAGTAGTGATTTTTTTATGGCCAATCACGATAAGCCTAAAAACTGTGCGTGTTTGATTTAAGGGAGACACCCAAAAAACAGGAGGAACTATGAAAGAAGTATTAAAGTATCCGCTTCACATTCAGTTTTTTGCTGATGATGGAGCAGCACAACCAACCACAGGAGATGGAAATGACAACAACGGTGCTTCACCTAGCGCGCAAGGAGCAAACTCAAGCGTTTCTATCGACTACGACAAGATTGCTGATGTTTTAGATAAGCGTGGATCACAAGCTCAATATGCCGCCTTGAAAGGGTATCTAAAGGAGCAGGGTGTATCTGCTGATGAAATGGATAAGGCAATCAAAGAATTTAAGGATAAGAAAGAAGCTGACAAGCAGTCTAAAGAAAAAGAACAAGCGGATATGCTTGCAGAAAATCAGCGTTTAAAGCTACAGATTCAAAATATTGAAATCGATAAGAAGATTTCAGAACTTGCTGAAGGTGTTAGCGCTGAAAAATTGCCTTTCTTGGCAAAACTTATCGATCGTTCCAAGTTGTTAAACGATAAAGGGGAAATTAATGAAGATAGCGTTAAAGCCGCTATCGAAGAGGTAGTAAAGGCCTTCCCTGATTTCAAGGTACAGGCTGGAGCGACAACACAAGGTTTTACAAAAATCGGAGCAGATGGCTCCAACTCAAAGGCATCACTAGATGATGTCCTTGCCAAAAATTTTGGTGTTAAAAAATAGGAGGAATTTAAATGACAAATACAATCGAATATGCAAAGAAATATGTACCACTCTTAGATCAGGTTTATGCACTCGCATCATTAACAGCCGATCTAGAATCAGATCCAGAACTAGCTAAAGAAGGAGCAAACGCAAATGAAATCGTTATTCCTAAGTTAGAGATGGATGGTTTAGGAAAGTATGACCGTAATGAAGGTTACACAAAGGGCAATGTTAAGTTCAAGTATGAAACTGTTAAGTTCAACTATGAGCGTGGACGTGCGTTCAATGTAGACAACATGGATGAAGAAGAAACAATGAACGTGATTGCTCCAAAGATTATGGGCGAATTCACACGTACAAAGGTAGCGCCTGAAGGAGACGCATTTACTTTTGCTAAGTTAGCAGGTAAGACAGGCGTTTCAAGTGCAACTGGTGCATTAGCTACTGGTGAAGCTGTAGTTAAGGCGCTACGTGCAGCATCTACAAAGATGGATGAAGACCAGGTTCCAACAGAAAGCCGTATCCTTTACATCACGCCTACATTAAAGGGCTTGATTGATGATCTAGACACAACAAAGTCTAAGGCTGTTCTAAACAAGTTCTCAAAGGTTGTAGAAGTTCCACAAGCTCGTTTCTACACAACAATTGATTTACTTGATGGTAAGACAAGCGGCGAAGAAGCTGGTGGTTTCAGAAAGAACACAGCCGGCAAGGAAATCAACTTCATGATTGTTGAAAAGTCCGCAATCTTAAAGTACAACAAGCACGTTGCTCCTAAGATTGTTACACCTGATCAAAACCAAACAGCAGACGGCTATATCTTTGGCTACCGCAAGTATGGCCTAGTTGATGTGTATGAAAACAAGCTTGCTGGTGTATATTGCCACCACGTTGCCTAATAAGAGGTACAGATTATGGCAGAAACAGTAGGAAAAATCTTCGTAAATGAAGTGGATCTAGAAGCGGTTGAACAAGTTGAGCCTATTGAGCCAATTGTTGAACCGGAGATTCAGCCTGAAATCGAAGAAACAGATAAGAAAAGCAACAAGAAATGAGGTGATGTAAATGCAATACGTCGATAAAGCGTATTACAAAGACACCTATAACGGTATTATCTTGACTGAGGGTAATGCTGATAGATATTTAAAAATTGCTTCACGGCAAGTTAACACTATCTGTAGAGGAAGAATCGAAGGGATGGGCTTTGATAGCCTGTCCCCTTTTCGTAAGTCTTCCATCCAAGATGTGATATGCCGGCAAGCAGAATTTCTTTATCAAAACGAAAGCATGTTAGAGACCTACTTGAGTAGCTACGCGATCAATGGTGTTTCAATGCAGTTTGGCCAAGCGTGGAATCTACATGTTGAAGGTGGAATTGCAATGCCTGAAGAACTGTATCAAGAGTTACTTAGAACTGGTCTTTGTTATAGAGGGTTTGGCTATTATGGGTAGTTGGCCATCTTTGGTTTTACCACAGTTCTGCAAGACTCCAATTCACCTGACTTTCCATCAAGAAGGAATCAATGAAGATGGAGCACCGGTCAAAGCTGTAGAGTTGGATGCCTTGTGTAATTATCAAGGCTCTGCAAAGCGCGTACGTACCGATAAAGAGACGTTTGTGCAATTGACGGGCATTTGTCTATTTAACGGAGATGTAGCCCCTAGCGTGCTTGAAATTGGCACAGGCGAGGCGATTATCTTCGGAGAGAAGAGGACCATCGTTTCTGGTAAAAAAGCACGCAATCCTGATGGAAGCGTGAATTATTGTGAGGTAGATCTTGGGTAAGATTAGAATCCATTACGGAAACGTTGCTACATTGCGAGATGGATTACGGCAGGCATTGTACAAGACGGCTGATGCTATCCGTACAGACGTGCGGGATAAGCAAGTGATACCGTTTGACAAAGGAACCCTGCAAGAAAATACATTTATTGATGATACACGTAATCCTGATAACGCTTATGTGGTTTCATCCACTCCATACGCTCGTAGGCTTTATTTTCATCCGGAATACAACTTCCGTACAGAAAACAATGAGCATGCAGGTGGTAAGTGGTTTGAACCGTGGACCTCTAAAGGCAAATATGCAGGTTGGGTAAAAAGACGATTTGAATCGTTTGTAAAGGAGTGTGCAGATGTCTAATACAATGAGACTTTATGAAATTAGAAACTGGTTGAAAACACTAAATTTATTTGAACATTACTATATCGGTAAGTTAGATCAGAAGCCTGATAAGGCGATAGGTGTTTATCAGTTGTCTAGTTCTGGTAGTCCAATAACAGCATTAAGCAATAAGTCTTCTTACAACGTTAAACGTGCTTCATTATTGATTCATTGGAACAACAATGCCAGGGAAACAGATGAAGCATCAAATATGCTTTTTGAAACAATCATGAATGAAAAACATCCAACTATAGGTGATTGGAAAGTGCAGTTTATTAACATGCTAGTTCCGGAACCGCAAGACGTCGGAACGGATGATAAAGGAATCTATGAATCAGTCATAGAAATCGAAATTTATTATGAAAGGAAATAAATAATATGTCTGAAAAATATACAGGTGTATTCCCAGTATTTAACAATGAATTCAAGTTCGATATTGGCACAAAAGATACTCCAAAGAAAGTTAATGTAGCTGATTTGGAGTCTTTTTCAGTATCATTCTCTAATGGTATTGAAAACTGGAATCCTATGGATACAAAAGGTTGGCAGCGTGGTCTGATGACTTCCAAGTCTTTGAAGATTGAATTTAAGGGTAAGAGAAACATCGGCGACGAAGGAAACGACTACATTGCTTCTCTTGCTTTCAAGACAGGCAAGGAAGCTACTATTCCATTTGAATGGACAATGGTAAGTGGTGCGAAGTTAGCTTTCAATGCAATTGTGGATGTCACTTCTGCTGAAGGCGGAGACTCAACAAATGTTGGAGCGTTAGAGTTCACAGTTAACTCTGATGGAAAGCCAACTTATACTCCAGCAGTTTAAAAACAAAAAATAGAAAGGAATGGGCGGTCAAGACGGCTGCCCTTTTAAATGTATATGGGAAAAATTATCGATATTAGTGCAAAGCTCGTAAATGAGCCTAAGTTCTTACAAGTTGCGGAAGGAAAAACTTATAAAGTTGACGACCGCAAAAATACAGTTCTACAGATGAACGCATTGCTTAATGAGGGTGCAGCTTCAGTAGATGGAATCGATAAGGCTATTAAGTTAGGTCTTGGAGAAGAGGCTTTTAAAGAAATTGAAGCAATGGAGTTATCTATTACAGCCTATCAATCACTATTTATTGGAATGATGGCTCTTGTTACAGATAAGTCGTTTGAAGAAATGGAAAAAACTTTTCGTAACACCACAGTATAACGATGAGTCTTACTATGACTTGTTTGAGGATTGGGATTTAATCGATGCTTCTGTTACTCAGCAATACGGAATCCGTTTAAGATATGAGCCTGAAATGCAGTGGGGAGAGTTCTGTACTCTACTTACTGGATTGAATGGTGATACGCCATTAGGGCATGTAGTTGATGTTAGATCCACTACGGATAAAGAACGCATCAAAAACATGTCTGCAAGCGATAAAAGGATACGAGATGAGTGGCAGGCAAGACAGAGTAAGAAACCTATCGATAGCAAGTCCTATATGCAGTCTATGAGAGCCCTTGAAGAAGCCATGAAGGCATTGGCTTCATAGAAATGAGAGGTGATTAGATGGCAACAGAAGTAGGGTCCGTTGAATTAGGTGTCAAACTGAATGACAGTCTTGAAAAAGATGTAGCGAAAGTTGCGAATAAGGCAGATAGCATCCTAACTGGAAGATTTAATGCTATTGGCGCTACGATTGGCAAAGTATTGGCCATTACAGCTTTAGCGAGATTCGGATCGCAATGTATTCAATTGGGCTCTGACCTTGCTGAAGTCCAAAACGTTGTTGACGTTACATTTCCTACAATGTCAAAACGTGTAGATGAATTTGCACGTAACGCAATAACAAGTATCGGCATGTCGCAAAAGGTAGCCAAAGAGTATATGGGACAACTTGGTTCTATGGCGCAGGCATTTGGTTACGGAGAAGCTGCATCGTACGATATGGCTTCAGCTATAACAACGTTAACAGGTGATGTGGCATCATTCTATAACCTATCGAATGATGAGGCATTCACTAAGTTAAAATCTGTATTTACAGGTGAAACAGAATCACTCAAGAGTTTGGGTGTCGTTATGACTCAATCGGCTCTTGATGAATATGCTTTGGCGAATGGCTTCGGTAAAACAACAGCCAAGATGTCAGAGCAAGAAAAGGTAGCATTACGATTAGCATTCGTACAGAACGCACTTTCTAATGCTGCAGGAGACTTCGAAAGAACATCAGATGGTTGGGCAAATAGTACACGTGTCCTATCACTTCGTTTTGAAGAGCTTAAGGCGACAATTGGTCAAGGTTTGATAAATGTATTAACTCCAATTATCGGCGTTATAAACGTTATTCTAGGAGGTCTACAGACACTTGCTAATTACTTTGTCGCTTTTACAAGGTTAATCACTGGTGGCAAAGGCGCGGCAGGTGCTACAGGAGCAATAGCTTCCAATATAGGTAAGGCTGGTGCCGCTGCAGGTGGATTAACGTCTGGACTTGGCAAGGCAGGTAAAGCTGCAGATAAATTAAAAGGATCATTAGCAGGGTTCGATGATTTGAATGTATTGCATGACTCAGAGGACTCAGGCTCCGGAGGAGGTGGCGGCGCTGGAGGCGGTGGTGCCGACTTTGGCTCTTTGGGTATTCCTGATGGCTCAATCGACATGAGCGGAGTAGATGAAATCTACAATCGTGTTAAAGGTATATTCGATAAAGTTACTGGATTTCTAAAAGACCACAAAGTAATCATCACTTCACTTTTAGGTGGAATGTTTGCAGGATTTGCGACTTTTGGAATCATAAAGAATTGGAGTGCTATTAAAAGTGTTTTCACTGGACTTTTAGCACCGCTAAAGGCCTTAGCAACAGGGTTTTCTACTTTCTTCACAGGTATAGCTAACGGTGAAGGGGTACTAACATCATTGCAAGCGGTCTTTGGTACAGCAACTGGAACTGCTTTATTCTTCGCTGCGATTGTTGCGGCGGTATCTGCCGCGCTCATCTATTTGTATCAGACAAGTAGTGATTTTAGAGCTTTAGTACAGACAGCACTAGATAGCTTGTTAGGCATCCTAAGCAATCTATGGAATAACGTTTTAGTTCCTTTAGGTGCATTTCTGCTAGATGTATTCAACACGGTCATCGTACCGATTGCTACCTTCTTAGCACAGGTATTTGTTAAAGCTGTTGATGTACTATTTAGCGGATTGCTTTCACTTTGGAATAACGTACTTGCACCAATAGCCAATTTCTTGGTCACAGTCCTAAGCATTGCGCTAAAAACAATTGTAGATGTGTGGAATGGTTGGAAACCTGCCATTGAAGCAATTGGAGCAGGTATTGCATGGGTTTGGAACAATATCTTATCTCCACTAGCAGATTTCATTAAAGGAGCTATGTTAGATGCATTTGCGGTTCTTGGCAAATTCGTTGATGAGTTATTGAAGAGTGCAACTTCGATGTTCAAAGGCTTTTCTGATTTCTTGATTGGTATCTTCACATTAGATGTTGATAAAGCTATGCAAGGAGTCCAGGAAATTCTTCGTACATTCTTAGGTTTCTTGGATAGAGTTTTCGGAACAAATTTCAGCTCATCGTTTAAGTTTATCAACGGAATCGTAATGGCGTTCTTCAGTGGAACACAACAAATTTTCGATGGTATCAAACAGATATTTGGTGGCTTGATTAATTTTATCCAGGGAATATTCACAGGAAATTGGAAACAAGCTTGGCAGGGTATTGTCGATATCTTCGGTGGTATTTTCAGTACGATTTCAGGTGTGGTAAAAGGACCAATCAATGCGGTTATTGCTATTGTCAATGGTGCAATTAACCGAATCAACGGTGTAGGCTTCACCGTACCGGATTGGGTACCTATTATTGGTGGCAAAGGCTTCCGAGTAGATTTACCTAATATTCCAGCATTGGCACAAGGTGGATATGTTGGAGCGAATGCTCCACGATTAGCTTTGATTGGTGATAACCGCCACGAGGGTGAAATCGTTTCGCCTGAGAGTAAGATCTATGAACAGACCAAACGTGCGATAGATGATGCACTGATGTCATCACAAGGCGGTAATGGTCAAGAAGTAATTATCCAACTAATGTATGAAATCTTAGAGACACTACAAAATCTAGGAATCGTGATTGACCGAGATAAATTGCTAAAACTAATAGATCAAAGAAATAAACAACTACAGTTAGCAAAGGGAGGTTAAAGCATGATTGATTATGAATTAATAAAAATTAAAATTGATGGTAAAGATCTCCCTGCGCCGACTAAGTTTGAACCTGAATACGGTGATTTAGACAGTGACAGTTCGTTGCGCGATGTTAAAAAAGGAATCATGCATCGTATGCGTATTCGTTCTCGTGTGTTGAAGATTGCGCTGGCTTATGCCATCGATGACTTAGAAGTGGTTTCAGAAGTAATGAATATGCTAGAACCACCAGAGTTTATGGTCGAAACATTTGATATTAAAACGCTGCGGCGTAAAACGTACAAAATGTATTGCAGTAAATGTAAATTTAAGTATATCGCTATCGGTGATGGCATTTATAGCCAAGGCTACACCTTTGATTTAACGGAGTGCTAGAATATGAAAGTCTATATAAAAAAAGGAACTGCAACACCTGTTGAAATAACAGACCTAGTTGTATCGTTCAATTCGTCTAACAGCATGCAAGAGGATAGACTTTTGGGTAACACTCCAAGCATGATGTTGGACCTCGATTTAAACAATACAGATGGTGTTCTTAGTGATTGTGCTGGGAACACCTTTTTGATTGATCTAAAAGAAGCTGATAGTACGGAAATTCCGACACAAGAATTCATCGTCCAAGAAGCTCCAGAGAAATACACAAAAAAGTTATCACTGAATTTGTATGACGTGATGATTAAGTTTAACAAGCCGTACAAGAGCTCGTTAGCGTATGAAAAGGATAAATATCCAACTATCTCTCAACAATTAGATGAGATGTCTAATTTGGCTGGTGTGAGAATTGATAAAACAGGGTTATCAAATACTGTACTGAACAAAAAAGCTCAGTGGATAGACACCACAATTATTATGCGCGATTACATTGGATGGATTGCTGAGTTAAGCGGTACAAATGCACTCATCAATGAGTCAAACGAGCTTGTTTTTAGAAATCTCTTTACCACTAATCATGACATAGAATTTACATCAGATTTTGAAAAAACAGATCTAATAACCATCTCACGTGTTGCGTATGATGACGGTGTTAATTTGATTGCTTCAGGAAATGATACAGGTAAGACAATCTACATTGATGCAAACAATTCCTATTGCGATAGCCAAACATATACAGATGCTATTTTAGCGAAGTATAATGGCCAATCATTCTACGGTATGTCAAGTTTAAAAACCTTTGGCAAAGATACGATTAGATTAGGTGATACGGCCACATATGATGGGAATAAGTGTATCGTCTTGAGCATTAAGCGAAAGTATGTAGGTACACAATCTGTTGTCGAACTTGATGGAGAGGTTGCATTAAAGAATGTCGATTCTGTTGTTACTAAGGTTTCCGATAAAGTAAGAATCAAACGACTCCAGGTTAAAGTGGATCAAGATGCAAACAAGCTTGAAATCGTTGCAAAGAATCTTGAAGATGCAAAAGGCGATGTAGGTAATCTACAAGTTGAAACAAACAAAATTAAGACACAAGTTGAAAATATTTCTGCTGGAACAGTTTCGGGTACAAAGCAATACTATCTGCAAACGACGTCAGAAGATAAACCGTCCAAAACAGATTCAGCATGGACTACCACAAAGCCACCGTCAATAGCGGGACAGCACATGTGGTACATGCTTGCAGACGTATTGGCCAATGATTCTGAGATTAAACATGATCCATTTGAACTCACGGGCATTAAAGGCGATACAGGGCGTGGTATTGTTGGTAGTCCTAAGCTAACGTATCAAGCGAGTACGAGTTCTATAGTACCTCCAACTGGACAGTGGCTAGAGAATATACCACTTGTCAATGAAGGATATACGCTGTGGACTAAGATTACATATACCTACAGTGATAAAACAACATCAGATGTATATTCTCCGTCAATAGCAGGAAAGACCGGTAGAGGTGTTAAGTATGCCGAACCACAATACTATTTGTCGACATCTAAGACAGAATTAGTAGGTGGTGAGTGGTCAAATATGCAACCTGAAAAGACCAAAGATACATGGATATGGACAAGATACAAAACCATCTTTACTGATGATGGTATTGGTTATTCCGAAGCGGTCAAAGCCGATGCATTAAACGGATGGATTGATGTATCTATTGCTAATAAGTCAACCATTGAACAGTTGAATAATTCCATTAATTTATCAGTTCAGGAAACGACCGCAATTAAAAAATCATTGCAATCAACAAATGATGATTTGCATGCATTAGAAGCACAGACACAACAATATGCAACTAAAGCGGAATTGCAATTGACGAAAGACAGTATTAGTCAAACATTAACTGAAGAGATAGACGGTAAAACCGCTGTTCTAAAACAAATCAAGTTGCAATCTGACGGCATGCATATTCAGGGCAAAGAAGGCTCGACGACTGAACAGGTGCTTGACGAGAAATCATCAAAGATCGTTGTTAATGGAAAAGTCATGGTTGATGTTAATTCTACTGAAACACGTGTACAGTCGTTGAAGGCAGAAGGTAATTTTGCAACAGGTGCACACAAGTTTAAGCGTGGAACATTAAAAGAAATCAGCGGTGAAACTGTTGCATGCACGAATATTTATTGGATAGGTGGTGAATAAGTATGGTTGCATTAAATAACAACTGGGTAAAAGTTGCACAAGTCCATAAAAATGTAAATGGTGGTATATACGACATCGTTTTATGGGCGAGAGAACCAGACCAATGGATAGACGTTGAAAACAATAAATCATGGATTGAAGTATCTCTTGACACAGAATGGGTACAAGGAAATACATACGGCGGCAATTACTTGATTTCTTGTACTGGGTGTACTCCCATTAGTGGCGGTTCTCCATATCATTTTGAAACATCTAAAAACATATTAAAAGGTGGTTTTTGGGCTGGACATGACGATAATGGAGATTACACTACAAATTTATCTGCTAGTTTAACTTTCGGAGCGTATCCGCTAATGAATACATCACTAAGTGGTGATGTATCATGCAGAAACATCCCAAGAAAGAGCGTTGTTGATACTTATTCTCTGAACAATAACGAAAACAAGTATTCTATTACGTACACAAGAAAAGTAAATGCATACCGTGAACGTATGCGTATTAGTATTGTGAATGTTGAACAAATAAAAGTTGTTCAACCATACGAAAATGGTTCGGTTGTGTCTATGTCTGAAACGGAATGGGACAGAATTTATGAACTCACCAAAAATCTTGATAAAGGTAGATGTGAAATTGGAATCGTTCTTGAAACATGGACGGCCGACTTCAAAACAAAAATCGGTGAAAGTGCTGAATATAAACAAGAACTTACAATCACAGATAGTCCAACGTTAGATAGCATAGTTGTAACTGATGAAGGTATTGCAAAAACATATATTCCTAATGAATATGAATGCATGTCTTTGTTATCTAAGAAGCGTGTTAAAGTAGCGGCGAGTGCTAAGAAGCATGCAATGATTAAATCTATCGCTGTAAGTGTTGGAACTTTTAATAAGACAGTCAACACAGCAACAGCAAATGCTTTGTTTGATGGCTTAACAAACGCGAATAGCGAGATTACTTACACGATTGCCGCTACAGATAGTCGAAACAATGTGACAACGTGGACTCAAAAGGCAAAGTATCATCAATATGTTAGACCATCCATTATCAATCTAAATGTAGCTCGTAATGGGGCAGAAAGTAGCAACGGTGCAATCAGTGCAGATGGTGAATATTGGAATGGCAAGGTTGGCAATACAACCAACGCTATCAATATAACGATAAGCGGTAGCGCAACAGGTAATACAACAGGAATTCTTAATAGCAATAAGTGGTCCGCAACAAAGCCGATTGGTGGGGCAAATCCAAACCAAGCATATACATATACGCTGACTGCTACTGATAAGTTTGGACAGTCGATAAGTCGTGATATTACATTGGCTATCGAAAAAGCACTTATGCAACTTGGAAAAACACAAGTTGATGTAAATGGCAACTTCACTGCAGAAGATTATTATTTTAAGAAAAATAACACTTATCAAAGAATGATTGATTTTTTCTATCCGATTGGTTCAATCCTTATGAATGAGAATAAGGACTATGATCCAAATGCTATTCTTGGCGGCAAGTGGGAAAAGATAAACGATAGATTACTCATTGGTGCAAGCGAAGATATACCTATTAAATCAAAGGGTGGTAGTGCCACCCACGCACATGGTCAAAGAGATGGACGAAACGGAAATCTAGCGGCGGCTATTGGTGCAACAAACAATAACGCAAACGTTATTGGTTATAAAGCCGCAAATGATACAAACTTAGCGGCTGTAGGCAATGCAACGTATGTGGTTGCTGGCACTGGCACAGGCTTTACTGGTTGGAATCATTTTACCCAAGTCGTAGGACAAACAGCGGAAGCAAGCACATTACCACCTTATTACGCTGTTAATATCTGGCGTAGAACAGCATAGGAAGCAAGGTGAATAGATGGAAATTAAGTTAAATGATGGCAAAACATTTGAAGTTCTGTCATATCAAAAAAACAGTTTTGAATTGATGATACCTTTTAAAAGGCTTTATGATACAGCGGTTCTAATGGACCAAAAGAACGTATCTAATGCAAAGATTGTAGAATCTGGTGTTGGAAAAGAAACAGTCATTTATCAATTTAGAGCAGTAAAGCCTTTGGGGTTTGAAGTTAAGATTGTTGATAATGACAATATTACTATTAGATTTTCTTTTGAAGAAGTTCCGCAAGCGGAAATCGATTTAGCCAATCAAAGAGCAGAAACAGAAGCAGTCGCACATTTTATCGCTTTAGGATTGCAGAACGCAGAAATTAAAGATGTTATCAAGTGGGCGAAGTTTTTAGAAGATTGGCATCCAAAAAAGTTCCCATATAAAAAAAGGGAACGCTTTAAACACGAAGGCAATCCATACGAGGTTGTTGAGGATGTAATATCGAGTGAAAACAACACTCCAGATAAAGACAGCAAACATTACAAATTGCTGAAAGAGCAAGAAAACAGTCAAGATAAACCGAAGGTTGAAATCAAGCCGTGGGATGAAAAGAAAACCTACAACAAGGGTGATTTAGCAATTGCGAGAGGTATTGTTTTCGTTTCTAAGATTGATGGAAATAAGGGTAATGAACCAGGCTTCGGAAATGCCTGGGATTATTACAAAGAAAATTAAATATTGCTATTAAGGCGACCAATACGGCCGCCTTTTTAGATAGAAAAGAGGATGAATCATGAATGAAGATTTGGCTTTAACAACAGAGCAGTCAGAAGAATTAAGCAACAATAAAGCAGAGAAAGTAGAGGAATAATTTATGGGATATTCAGCTTTAACTAATGTAGCAATCATGAGTCCTAATCATTCAGGCTCACGATACAATTCAATTTCAAAGATAACTATCCATCATATGGCTGGTAATCTTTCAATCGAGACGTGTGGCAACGTCTTTTTAAATCCAAACAGACAGGCATCATCTAACTATGGAATTGGATCAGATGGTCGAATCGCATGTTATGTCGATGAAGAAAATCATCCGTGGACATCCGCTAACTGGGAAAACGATGATCGCGCAATCACTATCGAAGTGGCAAATAGTGAGACTGGTGGTGATTGGCCAATCAGTCAAGCAGCGTATGCTTCTTTAATTCGTTTATGTGCAGACATTTGTAATCGATATGGAATCTATCCTTATTATGATGGAACGCCATCTGCAACATTGACAGAGCATTGCATGTTCGTGGCTACGAATTGTCCAGGCCCTACAATTCACAGTATGCAGGTCAACCATGTTATTGAAAATGATATTCGTGCCGCTATGGCAGGTGGCGCAGTAAGTGCCCCACAATCAACGCAACCAGTTGAGGGAGATGTTGAAGACTTAGCGCTTAGAGCGATTGCGGGTGAGTTCGGAAATGGTGATGCAAGACGTGCGGCATTAGGTGATATGTATAGTGCTGTACAATCACGTATCAATGAAATGTATGGTGGTGTTGTAGCAACAACTGACTACTACTCTATCGATGCTATTGCATATCGTGTTATCGCTGGTGAGTTTGGTAACGGTGTAGACCGTATCAATGCATTAGCTGCAGCAGGATATGACAATGTAGCGGTTCAGCAACGTGTCAATGAGATTCTTCAAGGCGGCGATAATACAGCTTCAGCACATGATGATATGAGTGCTATTGCTGAAGCGGTCTACCGTGGTGATTATGGTAACGGCCAAGATAGAATTAACGCATTACGCGCAGCAGGGTATGATCCAGATGCAGTACAGCGCGCAGTAGACCAAATCTATTACGGTTTATAAAACAGGAGGTGTCTAAATGAAGGATGGAATTAATCCTGTTTATCTTAGTCTTTTAGTTTCATTAATTGGTCTAGTTGTAACAATCTGGAGTGTTAATTCAACAATTCATAAGGGCAACAAAGACCAGGCTAAGGAATTGGCTGAAGAGTTGGGAAAAATGAGTTCTAACATTGCGTATGTTAAGGAAGGAATAGCAGATTTAAAAGCTACAACCAGAGACGTAAGCAATCGTGTTATGTCTCTGGAAAACAGACTTGCGCAAACAGAAACATCCGTAACGTTTCTAACCGAACGAATCAAACAAGTAGAAGAAAGAAGGGAAAGGGTATCTAAATGAAAGACAAAAATTATTGGATCAAATGGGCAAAGGCAGCAGCAAGAAGAGCATTAAAGACAGCAGCGCAGACATTCGTCGCGACGATTGGAACAACAGCAACAATCGGCGGCGTTGACTGGAAGTTAGTTTGTTCTACTTCTGCACTAGCTGCAGTTTTATCGGTTGCAACATCTCTAGCAGGTCTACCAGAAGTAGATCCTAATGAGACTGCCGAAGAAGATATGAAGTAAACTAAAAGCCTACTCTCTTAATTGAGGGTAGGCTATTTTTTGTGGCACCCAGTTTGGCACCGTTTTAAAAAATTTTAGATTTAAGAAGATACATCAAATTGCATAAAAACGGCTTAAAATGGAGATATTATAAACGTACAAAAACAGATGAACGGATATAATTGATTCTCATCACTCGCTCCATGACATCTAAAAGC